CCGCGCCGTCACCACATAGGTATCCTCGACCACTTCGCGTGACGTGATCGTGACGCTGATGCCGTAGCGATGCCGGATTTGATCCGTCGCGTTGCGCGTGGCATAGAGCACCAGGCGGCCGGAGAGCCGGATGTAGTCAAAGGGCTTCGTCAGCGGGTTGAGCCCGAGCGAGTCGCACACCGCGCGGTAGTAGGAAATCTGTTGCGCGGGCGTGAGCTGGGCGAGATCCCCGCCGAGCAGCACCTTGGCGATCGTCTCCGGTGAGGGAAGTTCGGCGCCCTGCTTCTGACGTTCAAGCTGCTGCAACTCACTCATCTGCCGCCTCCACTTGGTGCGCCGCGCAATGTCGTGCACCGTCCGCCACACCGCCCTACTTCGTCAGCGCAATCCGGGTCACGCCGTTCAGGCGCACATACACCAAGACAATCTTTTTTTCTATCGCCATACAGTCCTACTAAAACGCCCGTATCTTATTGATACAGCGCGACTTAACATCTGTTATGAGACTCACACCAGAGAGAGGCCGAGGCCGAGCCCAGCCCTAGCTGTGGTGTTATTTCGCCTGCCCCTTCGCCTTCGGCGGCCGGCCGCCCTTCTTCCCGTTGACGCGCGAGGCTGAGACTTTCACAGGAGACTTCGACGACCCGCCCGCGCGCCCGGTAATGCGCGCGGCGAGCTTCAGGAGTTGTTCCACTTCGGCGGGGTCGTATCGGTCCACGCGAGACACGATACGCCCCGCCCCTTGGGTTGTCAACTATTCGGTTCCACCAGACAAACGCCCAAGGTTTGTGTCCTTCGCGTCCTGCTGATTGATCCGCAGTAACCGATGGCCGTAGCTGCGCTCCCGCCGCTTGAAGACCCGCTTGGGCGCCACGCGCCCGGGTGACACCGTAAATTGCGCCGCGGGTTCGCCGGCCGCCTTCGCTTCATCAACAATCTGGTTATAAATTGCCTTCGATGTTTCGTTAATCTCCGCTTTCACGACCGGATCATCCACAAGCAGACCGCTTGATTTCGCCTTGTCCTGAATTCGCTTGCGGGCTTTCCAGACTTTGTCCGCGACTTTCTTTCCAAGCGGCGTCCGTTTATAGGAGCGGACTTTGACCGGTTCGCGAAGTTGGAAAGTAAAGGGCTGAATCTCATCCCCAGCATCGAACGCGACGACATACCCCTGCACCGCATACGGCGTGAGATACACCAGGCGATCCCCGTTCGTGCTGAAGCGAATCGTCTGCACATCGACGTGAATCTGTGTAGCATCAGGAATCGTGCGCGCAATCGCTTGAGCAACGACGCACACATACGAATCGTTCTTTTTGGCCTTCGCGACGTCCTCTTCGGTGATCTCGACTTGGTAACGCTTGCGGGGCTGTGGGTCACTCATCTAACACCTATCCTTCTATGTAAATCGTGAAAGTATACTAGTGGAGTGACTAGTATACTCGAAGGACGGTGCGGCGCAAGTATACTAGGCGGCGCCTAGTATACGCCCACGCCTTATACGCCTATAGTCCTACATCGGCACGGCGGGCGCCATGCCGATCATGCGCAGCAGATACCAGATCAAAATCAGCACAACGACGATGCGGATCACGATGCGGATCGGTTCGGCCATCGGGATGAAGTGCTCCACCAGGTAGAGCACCGCGCCGAGGATGACGAGCGCAAAGAGAAACGTGATCATGTCGGCACCTCTTCGGGTAACGGGGCACCGCCGCCTGGCCCGAAGCGTTCGGCGAATTCCTCTGCGCTGATCACCTCGACCGGCGCGCCCGTATAGCGGTTCGAGAGGATCCAGTCCGTGAGCGTCACGACCACCCAGCCGGCCGGCGTCCGGACGCGCGCCTGGCCGTCGGTGAACAGCGGCTCGCCATCCACGCCGGCGGGATCGACGACGACGCCGATCGGCAGTGGCTGACCGGCGAGATATTGCTCCGCATAGATCCGCAGTGGACGTTCGGTGTGCGGTTGCTGATTCCCTTGGGGCGGAAATGGTGCGGCCATAGTTAATCCGTTAAATACGTGCCTGCGAATTTGAACGAGACGCCGCTCATCTGAGCATTCGTATATGACACACTTCCAGCGGGATTGATCAGATTGACATACGCCGTGCCCGGCAAAATATTGAGATACATCGGCATCGGGGCATTCGTGACATATAACCCGCCGTGCGTCGCGGCCGTATTCACATCCGGGAAACCGCTAAAGAGGGCGCCCGTGCCGAGGGCCGTCGACGGCCAGATGATCCAGCCCTGTAAGATCACTAATTTTTCAAACTTCCAGCGCTTACAGCCACCGTTCGTGAGCACCAGCCCGCCGCCGCTCGCATCGGTCGGCACCCATGTTGAGGCGGCCACCGCGGCCACAGGGGGCGGCGTCCACTTCGCGCCGAACGTCGCATCGGTCGGATCGCGCGTCAGCATGTCGCCGGCGGCGCCGCCTTCGAATCGATGGCCGTCGTTCCAATGCGAGGGCTGCACCTGTTGGGTATCGGCGCCGTCCAGCTTCGGGCTGGTATAGCGGTGCTTGAGAACATTGCTCATGCGTAGACTTCCAATTCCAGACGCCGTAAGACGTCCTCAAAACTAAACCGCGTCGACGAGGCTTGCACGGTGCGCAACGGCGGCACGCCGGGGATATCGAATTTCGAAAACTGGACGCGCTGAATCAGGAACGTGCCGACGAGGTTCGTCGGGGCCGGTAAATTGATCGCGATCGGTTTCCCGCTGCGGGTTTTCGGATCGCGCGTCGTATAGGTGACGCGGATATCCGGCGCGCTGAATAATTGCAATTCCGCGTCGGCCGTCGCCGTCGCGCCGGCGTGGGATAACCGCCGATCCTGAATGTAGTGCTCGATCACGCCATCGCCGCCTTCGATGGCCGCGAGCGCCGCCTGCGCCGCCGTGTCATTCCGTTCAACCACAAGATGAATCTCTTCGCCGTCGACAATGCCGCGTGTCCGAATCGCCCCGGTCCCCGAGGCCGGGACGCCGGTCAACGCCGGCGCCACGGTGATCGAGCTGTTATACGCGACGGTCGACGTCAGGGCGCCCGGGCCGGACGCCGGGACGCCGGTCAACGCCGTGACGGTGACGCCGCTATACCGGATGACTTGCGCGCCGTTCCCGACAACGGCGAATCCGCCAGCCGCCGAAAATGCCGCCGTGCTCGACACGGGGATCGTCGTCGCGCTGGCGTTGACCTGCCCCTGCGGTTGTTGCAGGCCGGATGTGTCCGTCGTCGGGACGTTCGCGCCGAGCGTCGCATCCCCGGCGGCGTCACTATAGGTCGTCGTCGTGTTGTTGCCGATCGTGGTCAGGAAGCGCAGTTGCGCCACATTTGCCGCCGTGCGGTAGATCTTGCGCGTGGTCACGCCCGCGCCGCCCGTGGGGATATTCGAGAGGGCCACCTGTTGATTCAACGTCGTATTCGCGACAGGCGCGACGGCGCCGAGGCTGGCATCCGTGAGTGTGTCCGTATACGTCGTGACCGTGTTATTCGCGAGCGTCGCCAGGGTATGCAACAGACTGCCGCCGGCGCCCGTGCGATACAGCCGGCGCCCAGTGACGCCCGGCGGCCCGATCGGAATGTTCGTCAGGGCGACGACGCACGTGAGCGCGCCGCCGGTGGTGTCGGTGACTGGCGCGTCCGGGTTCGCCGCGACGCTGGCGATATTGTCGACGTATTGCGTCGCCGTCGTGTTGTTGATGGTCGCCAAGAACCGATATGTGGCGCCATTGTCGGAACGGTAGATCTTCCGGCCGACGGCGCGCGGGTCCGCTGATGTCGGGATCGTTACCGTCGCCTGATCGCCGACGGGCGCGCCGATCGCGCCAGTTCCGGATCGCGCCGGCCCGAGGGACGCATCGGCGAGGGTATCGGTAAACACGGCCGCCGTGTTCGGCAGTGTCGCCAGCAGATACCGGGCGCCAGGGTTGTCGTTGACGTGCGACCGATACAGCTTGATCGCTGTGACGCGCGCGTCGGGCGATGGCCACGCCTGAAAGGACACCGACGCCTGGCCGGCCGCGATATTCACAAGAAACGGGTTTATAAAGAGCACCGTTTCATACCCGCCGGCAACATAGGCAGCGTCATACCAATAGGCGCCGGGCGCCATCGCGCCCGTGGGAAACGTGTTCAACGATCCTTGCATCGATTGTGTCGGCGCCGGCGGCGCGATCGGCGTCACGGCGGCAGTGGGCGCCGGCCCAGGCAGGGATTCGCCGCCGGCCGTCGTGATCGTCGTCTTGTAGCGATAGGCGACGCCGACCGCGAGGTTGCCGATCACCTTCCGCAATGCCGCCGACGTCGCGCCGGGCGCCGGGACACCGCCGGCCTGGGTCGTCGTCACGGGATTACTGAGCGGACTCGGCGGCGTTTCGCCCGTGGCCGTCAGGAACGACACGCCGTAAGAGTGCACGCCCGGCGTCGGGCCGTTCCCGGCCGTGGGCGGGTTCGGCGTCGGCGCCGACACGGGCGGGTCGATCTTCCCGAGACTGACCGTCGCGATCGGCGACGGCAGGGATTCGCCCGACGCCGACGTATACGTGACGGCGTAGCCGTGCGTCCCCACTTCAATCCCGCTGCCCTGGATCGGCGTGGCAACCGGCGCGGAGCCCGGTTGCGCGCCCGGGCCGATCAAGGCGCCATCGCCGCCGGTGATGACGCCGGTATAGCTGATCCGCTGCTGCCCGATAATCGCGAGACCGCCGGCCGCCTGGAACATCACCGGATCGCGCACCGGGATCATCGTCTCGCCGGTCTTGAGTTCCGTCGAGACGTTCGTGCCCGCCCCTTCAACGACCACGCGGGTCCGCACCTGACTCAGATCCGTTTCGAATTGCAAATCGGCAAACCGTTCGCCGCCGGGCACGAGCGGCGCCGGCGCGTCGCCCGGTTCCTCGAGGAAAAAATGCAACGCCTTCGTATAGTCGAGATACCAATACGCGCCGATCCGATTCGCCAGGCGCGTCAGCGCGCGGTTCATCTCTTCAAACGTGAAATCGATCGCGATACTCGGCAGCCCGGCGGCGACGAATTGCGTCGTGAAGCCGCCGCCGGCCGCGAACGTCGCCATGAGATCGAGCACGATCGTCGTAACCGATTGCGTCGCGTAACTTTTCGTGACTTTGCGCCGGTTGAGCGCGCGGGTGTGATCGGTGCAACTGAGGTGATAGGCCACGTTCGCGGGGATGCCGGCTTCGTAGATTTGCCGCACCGCGACGATCACGCCCGCGAACACCAGGTGCTCGGTGGACTGGCCGCCCGCATAGATCTCGATCGGTTGCCCGCGCCGGATGGCCGGATAGATGGCCGGCGCCGGCGTGACGTTGAAGGCGATCGTGTCAAAGGCGGTCGGGTTGAACGGCGGCGACGGCGGCAGATGGGGCGTCAGGCTCACCGTCAATGACGCTGTATTCGGCTGTTCGTTGAGCACGTCAGTAATCGAGACGTGCGCGATGCGGACGAGCCCCGTCGCCTGAATCCCGGCGATGAAGATATACGTCGGGTAGCCAGCCGGATTGGGGATGAGCCGCGGCGGTGTCGTCGCCATTCTTAGGCACTACTCAATAAGCGCTGGCCGCGCATCGATTCCATCATCGCGTCGTCAACCATCGTTTTAACTGCGTTCCGGGTCTGCGGATCATCGGTGCCGAGCATCCCGTTCATCGTGATATTCACGATATTCGGCGCGTTGAACCCGCCGCCCGTCTGGCCCGCGAGGCCGGAGCGCAAGCCATAGGTCAGGGCATCTTCCGTATAGCCCCCGACCCCCGGACCAAAATGCGTCGCGTTATAGCGCTTCCAGAGCTCGGTCTGGTCGGCGATCGTGATCCCGGCCGTGTTGACGGTGCCCCCGCCCGGGCCGCCCATCGAGAGCGTCGATTTCATGGTGTCCATCGCGGTCGAGACCGTCTCAACATTTGCGGCGAGTTGCTCGATCTCCGGGTTGACTTGCTCGCCGATCACTTCCGACGTGAACCGCCATTCGTTATTCCAGGCGGCCGTGTCGTTCGTGTTCTGTTTGATCCAGGCGTCGAGCGAGCCGAGGGCCGGCTCGGTGACGGCCATCGTGCCGAGGTTGAGCTTCATTTGGCGGTCGAGCGCGTCGACTTGCAGCGTCGTGAGGTTGAGCGCCTTCGCGACGGTGTTCTGACTGACGCCCAGATTCATCGCTTCCATCGCCGCCTTCGCCGTGGCCGGCGCAATCGCGGCGAGCGCGGCATGCCAGCCGCCGGTCGCGTGGGCGAGCTCTTCCTGCGCGACGCGGATCGCCTCATACTTCGGCCGCGCTTCATCGGCCCAGGCTTTCTGTGCCTTCGCGCTCTCCGTCAACGTGCGGTTGTAGTATTCGAGTGCCCGCGTGCTGATGCCGTAGTGTTCCGCGATCTCTTTGTTCGTGGAGTTGTGGTTTTTGAGTTCCGCGGCGATCTCCGGCAACTTGCTGCGCACGCGATCGAGTTCGCCCTGCCACTCCTTCACCCGCTGCGCCCCGGTGTTAAAACTTTGATTCGTG